CCCTTGGGGGAGAGAACGAAAACCCTTGATGTTCAAGGGTTTAAATGGTCGGGGCGACAGGACTTGAACCTGCGACCCCTTGACCCCCAGGAAAGGGGACTAATTCGCTAGAGTGCCCATGTTCTGGGCTTTTTCTGTGTTAGCGGCAAGTCATTTCGGGACTTATTTCGGGACTCGCCGTCGTGGATTTGTAACGCCTGATTTTCGCGTCTGCGAGTCACATCGTCACCCATTAGCAACAGCTAACAATCCTCAAAAATCGCGATATTGCTATCTAACCTATTTAGGCTATTAGTTGAATTGGGCGTAGTAACCCTGACCATGAATAGGCTCGCACAAGGTGCGTGCTGAACCTGAGCACAGCTTAGCGGCTGGTGCATCACCTGGCCAATCCGTTTTGGCCGGAGGCGGTGCGCTATGTCCAGGGCTTCGGCCTAAAGGCTCCCGGCTTGTCTTCATGGCAGGTTACTACCCTCCGGCTTCGACGCCGTCCGTCGAGGATATGGCAAGGCGTAGTAACCATGCTGATGGCAATGAGTGGGGTAGCGGCAGCAGCCGCTGAAGAGCCGCCGGCAAGAAGATGCCGCGTTTACCAGGTAAGCTGGAAGTACCGAATCGGGGAGGCTGTGCGCTTTGGTGAGCTGGCCGCGATCGTGCTATCGCGCTCGCGGAGCATGATGGGGCGGGAGATCTACGAGATCTGGCTCATGGGGCCGAGCGCTGGGCGGCCAGTCAGGATATGGGCTGGTTAATTCACTCGGCCCCCTTGAAATAGTCGAGCGAAGCACTCATCTCGATCATGACAACGAAATAGCCGCGTGTGTTTGAGGGAACCACCTTCCTGGCTAAGATAAAAAATCCCTCGAAGCATGGCTGGACAGCGGCAAGCGGCTACATCAAGAGCCTGTCGCTATAGAGATGAAAGGTGTCCCAATGCGGGCGATCTTGCTTCTCGAAGCCAGCCAGTCGGAACGGTTCGTCAGGTTTGGCTTTGCTGTCGAAATCAGCTGGGCTTCACTTTTGGCGATACTGCCTCGGCTGTAATGAGAAAGCCCCTCCTGGATCTATCTCAGGAGGGGCTTTTTCATTTAACCGAATCGCCGCAGCGCCTCTTCCACCATCTGATGCAGCTCCTCGACGCTGCCAGTGTTGTCTAGCACGTCATCGACGATCTGGCCGATGCCTTTCTCGCTGGAGTGCGAGCCGGCAATTCCGCCCCTACCCTGGATCTTGAAGATATCGCCGCCCAGCTTGCGGATGGCCACGGCTTCATTCTGGAAGCGGCAGTCGTCAACGACCACGCGGCCGCCCGATGCCAGCACCTCGTCAACCTGCCGGCGCCAGAGGCGAATCCAGAAATCATCAACGATGCAGTTGCGCCCCCATTCAGTGCCGAGCGTCTGCATGGCGTGCCTTGGCGTCTTCCCGCCAAGAAGTTCGTGCGGCGTCTCCTTGAGCGAGCCGTCGATCTCTTCTTGGCTGAAGCCGAGCGCGGCCATGGCGGCCTTCAGCGGACCGGCGAAACGCACGCGGGTGTAGCCATAGCGATCGACGAGATATTCCGATGCCGTGGACTTGCCGCTACCTGCCAGGCCGGTGAACGCGACGACGTCTGGCAAGGCTTCATCAGAGACCTTGCCGATTGCCGTGCCAAGCGCGCGCAGCTGGGAAGGCACGTTGTCGTTCGCGTGCGGGATGGCTGTGATGCAGCCGTTGTCGATTGAAGCTACGCTGTTCATGCGGTCTCCTTCAGTGCTGCGTCGATCATGGTGGGCCACGCTGCGTTCGCGTAGGCAAGCGCTTGAACGCCTCCGGCCTGTCGCACGGCTACCCGCATCTGCGGCGTCGCCTCTCGCATCGCCACGATGGCGGCACGTGCAACCGCCCTAAGGCTGTCTTGTAGGGAAGGCAGCAGCGCATCGAAATCGTCGTGATTGATGCCTTGCCTGTGGTAATCGGCAAAGATCGCCCTTGCCACCCGTTCAATCATCTCGCTCAAACCTTCTCCTCCTCTTTCACTTTGACCGGCCTCTTCGGATCCTCGATCGATGGCGCCGGGCCGTTCCCGGCAAGCAAGCTGCGCAATGAACCAAGCTGATCACGCACCAGCGGACGGAACCGTGTCGCGCGGAATGGCGGATCGTTGTCGCCCCACGTTGGGCATATGCCGCGGTCAATGCCCTCCAGCCTCACACCGAGATACTCGCCGTCGGCGTAGCGCTCGTACATGCCTACCCACCGAATCTTGTAGACCTCGTCCTGGATAAGCTCGGAAGGCATACTGCTGTGGCTGGCCTGCTTGCCGTCGATGCAGACCACGTCCATGCCGACGTGGAATTGCCATGTGCCGTTGGTGGTCATGCGGCCTTCCTTTCGTCCAGAGCGACGCAACCCGCCCGCGTTATCGAGTAGCCCGCTCCAGCCATCATGCCGGTGTTTTCATCACTCAGACCGCGGCGGTATTGAGCCAGGCCCTTGCCCGCCAAGTTTCGGCAGGCTGTCCTCACGGTATCTCGATCGAGCCCAGTGCGGCTTTCGATGCCACGGAAATAGAGGCTGTAGTCTTCGCCGACTTCAGATAGGGCGGCCAAGACATCGGTTTCCGTCGTTGTGAGATCTGTCACGCCACCTCCCTCGCATCCATCAGCGCATCGAACGTCGCGAGGAACTCTCCCTTGGCATTCTCAGGCGACCAATATTGCAGCTTCACGCCCAGCGGATTCCGGTGCTTCCCGTGCCAATCCATAGGAACGAGGTTTACCAGCTCGTCAGCGATAATCCGCTCGTCGGCCTCGTGGACCGCGGCAGGCATCTCCTCAGCCATCTGGAATCGCCGCGTGACCGCAGCCATCACCTTATTCTCGGCGGCCTTGTAGCCGTTGAGGTGAGGCTTGACCGGCCGCGGCACGTCGACGAGGTAGGCTTCGCTGGCATCATGCAGAAGCGCCCAGAGCGCTACTTCCACGCCTTCCGGTCGCAGATGGCGGGCCATCAGCACCGAATGCTCGGCGACGGTATAGTAGCGCAGGCAATGGCCCGCATACCGGCACTGCATCGCAAGGCTATGGGCGATGTCTTCGATGAAGACTTCGTCGGCGCGAGGATCCATCGGCCAGAACTTGCGGCCGGTGGCGGTCTGCATAAAATCGCCGTGGCGGGCGAGCTCCAGGAAGGCAGAACGAAGCTCTGGCGGAATGTCGAAGCCGCCGACGGCATCCGTCCGGCCATCAACAGTCGATCTGCGCAGACCGATATAGGCGCCGCCCTGGTGATTGTCGTTCGCCGGGACGTACTTTTCCAGCGGGCCGAAGGTGGTGGAGGCAAGTTCCACCGGAACCGGGGATTCGTTTCTGAATGCGTACATGTTATGCTGTCTCCTCATTCCGTGGTGGCGGGTTGTCATTTGCGGCTTGAAGGTAGCGAATGGCGTTTCGCAACGTACCAATGTCATCGGAAGCCAAGCCGAGCATCATGTTGCACGATGTGCATAGAAGGCCCCTTACAGCTCCACTTTGGTGGCAGTGATCAACGTGGAAACCGCCGCGACCTTTTGGCTTCTCAGAGCCGCATATTTTACATTTTCCCTCCTGCTCCTCGTACATTGCATCGAAATCTTCGATGCTGATGCCGTAGTTTCGCTTTAGCCAGTTGGAATATGTGCGACGTCGGTCTTGTTCCTTTCGATCCTCACTCCATTCTGCCCTTCGCTCCCTTGCTGCGTCTCGGCGTCTTTCTAGGAGGTCTGGAATGCTTTCGCGGCGTGTCTTTTCGTATCGCCGCTGCCTAGCTGACCAACACGGGGCGCAAATATACCTTCCGTACTTTTGTTGAGACGCGGTCCAGTTCTCGTCTGACAACACGACACCACAGTCCTGGCAGACATTGAGCTGATCTTTGGGGCGCCTCGTTCTCGGTCGCAAAATCATCAGAACGCCTTGCCGCCAGCCTTCTGCCTGTTTTCAATCTGGTGATCCAATCTGGTGCGATTGAATGCCATCTTTTCGACGATCGCCCCGCCCAGGTCATAGCCAAGGAAGGCCGCAAGATCGCCGATGCGGATCATGGCGTCGGCAAGCTCGACTTCCGCCATGGGGCGGTTCGGCAGCTTGTCGTCCATCAGAACTTTGCCGGGCTTGGACTTGCGAATCCCTTCCATCGCCTCACTGACCTCAGAAACGATCAGCATGAGCATTTCCGGCACGTTGCGATCAAGCGCCTTGCCGGTGGCGAGGTCGGTGTACCAGCCTGCCTTCCGGCTCGCCGCGTGGCAGTCGGCGGCGAACAGGTTGATGGCAGAGGCGTGGGAGTAGTTGTCGTTGTCAGACGACAGCTTGAAAACTGGCATCATGGGTATGGTCTCCTCTGTGGTGGTTGCCGCCAGTTGGTGGCTGGCGGCAGGGTGGTTAGATGCGCGAGACGGTGATGAGGAAATCTCCTACATCGTCACCGCCCCGCATCACTCCCGCTAGTCGGATCTCTGCTGCGTCGCCCGACGATGGAAGATATTCATGCATTGCGCAGGCCATGGAGATCGCGGCGGTTGTCAGCGGTGCCTGTCCGTCAGATCGTGACGCGGCGATCACCTTCAAGACGCCGTTGATCTTCATTGGCCACCCCTTGGCATAATAGACGACGCCAGGAGTGAGGTTTGCCAACCTGCTGATGATCTTCCGCGTTATCAGCGCTGCGATATTCTTGTCTTTCATGCTGCCGCCCTCCTCTGCTCAACGTTGTCATTTGCTGCACGCATGACGCGGGCCGCCGACAGAATGACGCGCCCGTCTTCACCGAAATTCTTGTGGTAGGTGATGACTTTGGCCGATCGCCCCGACAGCCAGTTCGATCCGTAGGCATCCGGTGCGGCGAGCGTCTCATGCTGCTCGACTTTCATTAGGTCAGTGGTCTTGAGCTCGTCGGAATGCTTGTGGCCGGTGTGGGCATAGCTCAGGCTGGTGCGGCCATAGACCTTGCGGAACTTGCCGACGAGAATGGAATCGACGTTCTTGACGCCGCGTCGATGACCGTGGTGATAGAAGAGCGACACGTCGCCGTGCTCTATGACGGAATAGGTGCCTGGGTTTGTATCGACCTTGATCCTCGTCTCTTCGTCATAGAACGCCGCCATCATCTCGCGAAGCCAAACCTCGCCCGCAGGATCGTGGTTGGCGTCGCACATGATGACGTCAAGCTGCTCGTGTTTCTCCAGGAGCATGCGCACCACCCGACGGACGATGCGGATGGCGGCCCGAACCATCTTTGGATATCTCGAGTCGCTGTCCAGTAAGTGACCGTGTTCCGGCGTGATGCTCTTGAACGAATCGTAATGGAGAAAATCGCCGAGCTGCGCGAACACGGCCCGCTTCGCCGGCGGAGACTGTGCGATTGCCGCAGCAAACCAATCGATGATTAGCTGCTCGCCGATTCGCAAATCATAATCCCCGCCGCGCGTCTCCTCATTCCAAGCCAGCGCGCCTAGATGATGATCCGTGATGGTGTACTGGTTGAGCAGGTCGTCGATGGTATGCGCTGGCGCAGAAACAGGCTCAGCGCGCGGCAGATCTTCCTTGAATGCCTCAAGGGCAGCTCGCATCGCAGCAAGCTGCTGCTCGCCATCGGCGGTCGTCTTGATCCACTTGGCGACTTCCCTGCCCTGCCCGTCGACGAGGGCTGACACACCCTTCACGATCTGCCCGGCTGGCATCTCAAACACTTCGCCGGGAGCCTTCGTCTGCTTGACCCAAGCGCCGTCCTCGGTCTTGCTGGCAACGCTCTTGATGGCGAACCCCGGCAGCACCGGCTTAGTGCCAAGCATGCCGCGTTCGGCCGCGATCTTCAGGCGCGAATTGAATGTCTGGCGCGGCAGGCGCAACAGCTCTGCCGCTGCGGTCTTTTCGCCCAGCGCAATGAACGCGTCGGCAGCTTCCTTTGCGAGCTCGTCGCTTAGATTTGGTGTCGGCAATCAAGCCCCCATATTTTCAGTAAAAGTCTGGCCGCATTCGCGCGGCCGTTTGGATTAGGCCCTCGCCATCAGGTCGCAGACCGCCTGTGACGGCACGATCGTTCCGAAGCCCGTGAGCGAGGCCGAGATACCAAGCGGCACATTAATGACGCCCACGGTAATTCCCACCAATGCCCCCCCCTCGTCGAACACGGGGCCGCCGCTCTGGCCTGGCACTGTCGTGATGTCGGTGACCAGAACGGACTTCCATGGCCCGAGCTGACGGACCTCGCCGGCGATGCGGCCGTAAGAAGAGACGAACTCGAGAGAAACAGGATTGCCGATCGCGCGGATGTCTTCGCCGGTATGGGCATAGCGGCATGCAAGGGTGGCCGCGCCGATGCCGTCCGGATCGGTCTTGAGCAGCGCGATGTCGTAGGTCTTGTTGACCCAGAGCACGTCAGCAGGACGGGGCGCACCACCAGCGGTGCGAAGCTTGATCGTGGTAGCGCCATCGACGACATGAGCCGCCGTCAGCACATAGCCTTGGCCGATGTGGACGCCAGAGCCGTGGCCCTTGTCGACGGACACGAAGACGACAGAAGCGTCAGTGACATGCTCAACGGCAGGCGTCGGCGGGGTGGCGGGCGTGGCGACGGCCACTGTCCCTAGGATGACAACGGCAGTGGCCAGAACGGCAGCAGCCGCCCATCTGTAAAACTTCATGATGATCTCCTCTGTGGTGGTGAGGACGACAGCGCCGAAGCGCGAGCGAACGCTGGTTGGTGGCCAGCTTACCCATACTGCATCCTTATAACAAATTTGTCAAGATGGTTGACCCGAGAAAGTCGCTTAAGTATATGTCTTCGGTTTCAACACCACTTAGAGGAGACTAAAATGCACGCTGCGAATGATAATTCCATTACCTTCCGCGAAGCCGCCGAGGATTACATCAGAGAGGGCAAGGACGGCCGGTATCTCGGCCCGATCATCGAACACCTCGGCGACCGTCGCCTGCCTTCGATCTTTCCGAAGCAGATCGAGAAGATGGCCATCCAGCTCTACCCCACGCAGAGCAACGCCACCCGCAATCGCTGCGCCATCACTCCGGCCAGGGCTGTCATCAACCACGGCTACGATAACGGCTGGTGCAACCTCATCCGCATCAAGCGGCTGAAAGAGGATGCGCCGGAACGGAAGACGCCGGCCTCGCCAGTGTGGATGCATTCCTTCCTGCGGCGCTGCGCCAAAGACGAACTGCCGCACATTGCCGCCATCGTCCTGTTCATGTCGCAGACCGCGGCGCGGGTGAGCGAGGCAACCCGCCTGACATGGAAGGATGTGGATCTGAACGGAAGAAAGGCGCTGTTGGTTAGAACCAAGACCGGTCGAAACTCAGTCCGGCACTTGACTGACGAGCTGGTATACCGGCTCAGAGAGCTGCGTGGCGACGCCCGAGACGAGGACCCTGTATTCCGCATCGTCAACCGCCACAATGTCAATGATCGCATTAAGGCGGTCTGCCGACGAGCCGAGATCAGTTACAAGTCTAGCCACATGTGCGGCCGCCACACCTTCGCAACGAACGCGATCGAACTCGGCATGGATATCAAGACCGCCATGGATGCTGGCGACTGGAAGAGTCCAGCCATCTTCCTGAATACCTACGTCCACCTGCGGCAGAATGCGAGCCGGATGGTCGCGGACCGGTTCAACGCGATGCAATACGACATTGCGGTTTAACCCAAACAGGCCGCTTGACTCTCTAATACAAGGAGAACAATAGTAGAACAAATATAGGAATTGGGTGGCTGTGGCGCCTCAACGTCGCTCTAGCATGCCGAGCGCTACGGCCACCCTCTCAGTGAGAGATCATGCTTGACCAACCCCAACCAAAGACGCCGTTCCGGAGAGCCTTCGACGAATGGTGGAATGCGCAGACGCCTGAGTTCCAAGCGCGGACTGACGTGCACGCCGCCTGGACCACCTTCCAGGCTGGCTACACAGCCGGGAAACGCAAGAACCTGAAGCGGTATATATTCCGGGCTGGCAAGTTCAGAATTACCCGCTGGGCCGAAAATATCACCGAAGCGAAGCAGGAAGCCGTCATCGAGGCGGATTATCGCGCCGCCCTTCGCGGCGGCAAGGCTCCGGCTGGCGGCTGGAAATTGGAACGGCTGAAATGAGCGACACCGATCGACCAATGCAATCTGCCGGACCTTACGTCCACTACTGCCATTGCGGCGAGTGGGGCGGGCACGGCTACGCGTCAGCGCCCGGCGTTGGCATCCGTTGGTGGTGCTGGGAGCATTATCCGCACAAGAGGCCGAGCGGCGCGCAAGCCGAGGCGGTTGAGATTGCGGATATGCTTGCCAGGAAGGCGCAATGACGAAGAAGGTCGAGATCATCGCTGTCCTGACGAAGAAGGGTTACAAGGCCGGCGACACGCTGACGTTTAAGCAGGTTGCCAGGTTTCTCACGCGCGCCGGTGCCGTCAAAGACGAATTGCCCCAGATAGTGGAGAACGCCGAGAAGCTCGGCATGATCTCATTTGAAGATGGAAGTCGGCTACGGCTGCTGTAACCCACAAACGAAAAAAGCGGCGCCCTCCGCTGTGGAAGACGCCGCCGTAAGGTGATGTAGCTGTTACTATCGCGGATTTCAGATACGCGATA